GAAGTGCTGGGTCACGGACTTCTCAAGAGACTGGATGGACTTGTCGATGTTGTGAAGATCGGTGTTGATGGCCCCGAAGTGGCGCTCTCGGACGACGCGCTCGTCTCGCAGTTCTGCGATGAAGGCGTCACGCGACTTGTCAAGATGTCGGATGAATTCTGGGGCCACTCTCATGAGGACATACACTGCCGCGAAGGCGATGATCCCGAAACTCCCGAGTTCCACGACGGGTCTCAGCCAGCCGAGATCGAATGTCGGGGTGCTCGTGGCGAAGAGTCCGGTGACGCCGGCAAGAATGCTCCCGGCCGCGAGTTTTGCCTCGAAGATCATTTCAGGTATTCGGCCGAGGTGATCGGCCCATGGTGGTTGCGGGTCGTGTTGGCATCCCACGCGACGGCGCGGGGATCGTCTCTGTAGGCGCGGACTCGGGTGCTGCCCCAGTCGCGGTCGTAGGCCCAGAGCTGGTTCTTTCCAGGGGGATAGAGATAGATGGCATAGGCATGGCCGCGCGGCTTCTGATTTTCTTTCCAGTGGACGACGAGCACCTCAGACCACACGCCACTCCGGGTCAGTCCCTCGCGCATCGTGATGGCCGCCGGGAGACAGGCGTTGATCTGTCGCTCGACCTCGCGCTCCGGATTCTTGGGAGTCGAGACACAGGCGGCCAGAGTCAGGGTCAATATGGCGAGGAGGCGGGTCATGGCTTGAAGACTCTTGCTCTCAGGGTGCCGCTGCCGAGATCGATGGTGCCGCCCGTCTCATTCTGGAAGCGCACGCTGACGGTGTCAGCCGCGCTGACCCACGCGGTGATGGCAATGCCCTGCAGATCAAGAGAGAAGCTGGCCTCGGCATAGTCGCCAAGGGCGGCTCCAGTGACGGTGACAGTGGTTGTATCTCCTGCTCCATCGATCAAGTTTGGAGGGTTGTAGGTTGCAGAACCTTGATAACTAAGATTGGGACACACAACGAGGTAATTCTGATTGGCCCAATCGATATAGACATGCATGATGGCTGGGCCGGTAAATCCAGAGAAAACAGCCGCAGTTCTGACGTTTCCGGCTGTTATGTTTGATGTAAAATCAACCGCCCCACCGCCTATGCTCGTCTCGACCTTGAAGGTGTCTCCCGACACATCTCTGATAAAATAATTTGTGGTGCCGCTCAATCCAGCGCCCCCCGCCAAATTCATAAGGCGAACAATCTGTCCGTTGGCAAAAGATGAACCTGTGGCCGTGATAACGTCTGTCGAGGCGTCACCAGTGATGGCATAAGAACTGCCGTTGACGCTGAATGTGCCGGTTGGAGCAAACACAAACGAGCCAGTCGGGGAGTTGTTGGTGCCAGTGCCAAGCATAATAACCGTGGCGGTGCTATAACCAAACGCTCGATTGACGCCGTAATCGGGTTCTGGCATGTTGAAAGTCCAACTGTTTTTGAAATAGACAACTTGTTTCTCTGCGAAGCTGGTTTCTTCGTCGTTGCAAATCCAAAGCGTCAACGACGAAGATGTTTCGGTGCGGTTTAGTCCCCTTCGGGCGAATGAGTTCCAAAAACCCTGTCGGCACAGGGCCATGCTCTTGAAATTGCCCTCGTTGTTGCCGTAAAAAGGCGCGCTGCCGCCAGTCGCGGAAATTCGCGCATCAGCGGTGTCATCTACTGCCAACAGGTTCATGTTGTAGTCGGACAGAATGACTCCCCCGTTGGTATCCACGCGGGACACGCGCAAAAAGTCCAAGCTGTTTAGCTCGCAATAATAAGCGCCGACAACAAAATTGTTGTGGACATTGGTAGGATTTCCTCCAACAGCCATGCCAACGAGACAGGCTTGAGTAGAAAGTCTGCTCACAGAGGATCCGTAATTTGAGTCAGACCAGAATCCAACAGAGCAGCGGGTCGCGTTGATCAGATCAAATCCGACCACGTTCGCGTTGTTTCCAGTCGCATACACTCCTGCGCCAAAAACATATTGGAGGATTCCGCTGGTGATGGCTGAGTCAATCCAAGGAAACACTGCCAGCGTGCTGTTAACAGAATCTACCGTGTAGACATAATGCGTTTTGTAAATGGAGGCAGTCACAATGCCAGAAGCAAGATTTACCGTGTTCGTAGCATTTGAAGGATTGCTGAACGTGACGGTCACAGTGTTCGCTGCTGTCACCACACCGCTCAACTGAACTCCTTGAAGATCGTTAGAGAATTCAAGATCTGATACAATATCTCCGCGCGCGGCTCCTGTGACGGTAATAACTGTCGTGGCGCTGGAGTTCGGAGCCAGACTTGGCGGGTCATACGTTCCGGTTCCCGTGTAAGTGCGGACGCGAACGGCCAGCGGGCTTTCGCCGTTAGGCCCAACCGTGGTTGGCGGCAGCGTGTCCACGGTAATGGTCGTGCGTTGCCCACCGCTGTTGCCGGAACCGCTGTTGGTGGGAGAAGACCAGTTGGCTGTAAGATTTGATCCGCCGGGATGTGCGCTTCCAATGTTGACGCACGAAACGCGGCCCATGTTAAGGAAGTTGTTGTTGTCCGGTGAAGTGGCAATTACATAAACTCCGTGCTGACTAAAGTTGTTGGCTTGGACGACATCGAGTGAACCAGCCCTGCAGCGTTTTACCAAGATTCCGCGGCGGCATGTTCGTGAAGAATAGGAAGTGCTGCCTGTCCCGTTGACGGTGATGGTTCCGCTCCAAGTTCCTTGAGGAAATCCATTGAGCGTGAACATGGTGTCAATGGCCGCTCCGGCATTGAGGGTCATGTTGCCATAAATGTTGCGCGTGGCTATAACCGCGTCATCGGATCCAAATGTGATTCCAACAGAAACAAGATATGTCCCGCTTGCGTTGGCCGCACCCACATCATTTGTGGCAATATGACTGAAGAATGCCTGCAAGGCGGCGGTATCATCTGTCACGCCATCACCCACGGCGCCAAAATCTCTCGGACTGAGCATACCGGCAAGGCGATCGGAGATTGACCGGCGAGTGACAGAGCCAGTCGCAATGACTGACTCGCGAGACAGCGGAAATCCGCCGGCGGTCGATCCATCATGCACGACGGTCGTCTTCTTGTCGGTGTCGACGGTGACCTCTCCGGGAGCACCCGTGAAGACGGCGTGCTGCGGGGTCGTCCCGCGTCTTAGCTGTAGTTGACTTGCTATGGGCATTGGAATGGGGATGGGGTCATGGTTTGAAAACACGGGCGCGGAGAGTTCCGCTGCCGAGATTGATGGTGCCTCCCGTTTCATTCTGGAAGCGGACGCTGACGGTGTCAGCCGCGCTGACCCACGCCGTGACCGTGATGCCCTGCAGGTCGAGCGAAAAGCTGGCCTCGGCATAGTCGCCAAGGGCGGCTCCAGTGACGGTGACGGTAGTTGTTTCGCCGTCGCCGTCGATCAGGTTGCCAGGATTGAACGTCGCGGAACCAGATAGATTGATGCCGCCAAATTTTTGCCACGTCCCGGGCTCACCGGTGGTGACGCACACCCATCCGACCGTGTCACCGGCAGACGGAGTGTCATCGTAGACAATCGTGCCGGCATCCCATCTTCCGGTCGTCGGGACCGCGTTTGGCCAATACTCGCCATTGTGATTGTTGTTTTTGATAAAAACCACAGAATTGGCCGCGCCAGTTTCGGTGCGAACGTAGGACGGAGTTCCAAGCGAATTGTTGGTGATGATAAAGCGTCCAAATCTTCCGGCGTTGCTTCCCGCGTTGTCAGTTTCAATATCGACGGGAAACCCGTTGATCATGTTGCCAGTGATGAAGTGTCTTCCAAACTGGTTGAAATCTGTTTGTCTCACGCTGATGCCCTGAGATCCTGCTGGCTGCGTGGCAGTCGAAATGACCGTGTTGTTTCCGATAAAACTTCTTCCACCGTTTCCGCCGTTAAGGGCATTAACAAAGATGCCCGCAAAGGCGGAAACTACTGTCACCGTGTGCGTGCCGCTTTGGCTCCCGCTTGTATTGACCGCCGATCCGCCGACCGTTGTGCTGACTTCAAATGAATCGGCGCCCAGTCCCGACGAGAGGACGTAGTAAATCGTGCCCGCCGTCAGTCCGGTCGGCAGCGCCCCAGTTGTGCTGAAAACAACAGGCGTATCGGCCAGCAGCCCGTGCGCCGTTTTGGTAATGACCGCTGGCGAGGCGATGGTGATTGTGCATGTGCCCGCCGTGACGGCATTCAAACTATTGATCGTGAACAACAAGGAGTTTCCGCTGACAGTCACATAGCGAGAATTGTTACTAGAAGGAGCAAGCCGCACGTTTTGAAAAATGTTTCCAACGACAACAATGCTCTCGACTGGGCCGCTGTTACAATCTACTGCCGAAATGCCTGTTTCGCTTCGGAACGTGTTGCCGGTAACGACAAGCGACTTGTTGTCTGCGCTCAGTCCCGAATTGTAAACGCGAAGACAGGGACGTTCTGCTGGTTGCACAACAGAATTACCAGAAAACGTGATGTTTCTGTTTAGGAAGAAAATAGTCAATCCACCATTAGTTGCATTGTAAACGCTATTGCCAGTGGCAGAGCAGTCAAAGCAGCCCTCAAAATCAATGCCTACATCGCCGCAATTTTCAACAACGCACCCTGTGATGCTGATATTTTGTCCCATTGATCCCCAAATGCCTCCTAGACTCGCGTTATGAACAATACAGTTGGCTATTACTCCGAGTTGACTCTTGCGCTCGTTGACCAACGCGCCGTTTACAGCCGGATTGCTGTCCCCGCCCCAAAAATCTATGCCATGCCTGCAATTGAAGACTCTGCAGTTGTTGATAGACCATCGTATTGAATATCTGACGCTTATGGCCGTTCCAACAGCCCCAGCCCCCGCGCTTTCGCAATCAACAATTTTTATATCTCTGCTGCAATTAAAATTAGGATCAGACTCGTCCGCGATCACGGCGGCATAATTGGCTCCTGAACTGGTGCATCGTATAAGATTTGCCGCAATGGCAGAACACTCGCGAATTGAAACATTAGAGCAAGCAACAATGTTAATTGACGCGAATGTGCTATTTGGAGCAATTGCACTTGAGGTCATTGTTAGCCCCTCAATCTGCACGTTGCTGACGCTTGAAAGCGTGACGCAGTTACGCGCAGATCCGTCAAATATAAGATTTGCGGATGTTCCAATAATGGTTCTGTTGCTTGGAACAGAAATGGCAGATGTCAGCAAATAGTTTCCGGCAGGAAACATGACAACGGGAGATGCGGTGATGGCGGCCTGTATCGCCGCCGTATCGTTAGCCACACCATCACCAATCGCGCCGAAGTCTTTGACGTTGATGGTGTCGGCAAAGCGAGTGGCAAGAGTTCGCCCGGTCGTGCTACCGGTGGCAGTGACCGTTCCCGTCCCGTTAAGAAACTCGTTTGACGTGGCCCTCTTGACGATGCCAGACTGACGGACAACAAACTCATCTGCGGGGCCGACCGTGGTCGCGTCGGTGAGAAGCGGAATCGCCGTGGCGAGGTCTGCGATCTCCTTGCCGCCGACGGTCACGCCGTCGTGGACTCGAAGACTGTCGCGGTCAGTGTCCACAGTGACCTCGGCGACTGAGCCGGTGAAGGCATCGTTCTGTGCGGTCGTGCCGCGTCTGAGCTGTAGGATGTTTGCCATGGCTATGCGGTCAGTCCCCCAAGATCGTATGTAAAAATGATGACCGTGTCAACCACAAAACCCATGTCGAAGGGAAAGGTGAGGGGCGCCTGACCGTAGGCAAAGGCCGCCCAGCGGGCATCTCCCGGCGTCGAGTCCATGCACATCCAGACAATCTGGGTCTGCTGGTAGTCCTGGAGCCAGACAGAACCGCGGCGGTAACCTCGATTGGCGTCGTCGAACTGGGTCGGGGGACTGTCAGACCTGAGGTTGCTGCGACGGACAAAGGATGTTCGTCCCTCGAGGTCAGTCGCATAGTCCCGCAGCGTCGTGGCGCCGGGAAGATAGACGGCCGGATCTAGGCTGGAGTCCTTGAACATGTCTCAGGTTTTCTTTTCTGGGTCGATTATCGGAGAGGGGGCTTCCCACCATTGCCCGCTGGCCCCCTCCCCGATGTATCGAACCAGATTAGAGTCCCGTTGAACTGGTCAAGCAGGTCTCAAGGCCGGTGTCGAAGGTGCAGCGCTTGTAGGCGAAAGGCACCACGGCATGCGGCCGGATCGGCTGGTATGCCCGGCTGATCTGGTAGATGTGCTGCCCGTAGTCGAGGAACAGGTTGCAGTCGTTGTCACGCTGCGCGACCCATTCGAGCTCGCCCATGTGGAGCTGAGGCGCAAACTTGAACGATCCCTCGCCGGTGTAGCGCTCGGGCGTGAGCCGCGAGAAGCTGTCGCCGGCAACGAGGAAGCCGATCTCATACTGCGCCGAGACCCACGCGGGGTTGCGACGAGAACCCTTGCCGTTGGTGACGGACACGCCAATCTCGGGCTCGATCAGGATGGGCTGACCAGAACCGTTGAGGGCGTTGAAGCGGAGAGGCTGACTGTCGACGCCAAGGGCGAATCCGCGATACCCCTGGAACGAATAGCCCGTGAGGGCCTCATTGCCGAGGCGGAACGAACCGGCCGTGACGTAGAGCAGGTCTTCCTTGACGTCTGCATCGTTGCGGAAGGCTTCGATCTGGTCGATCGATGCGATCACCATGAAGAAGTCACCACGCTCGGTGCCGAAGGGCTCCGCGAGGAGATCCTCGCGCAGGAGAGTTCCGAGCTTGTAGAGCGTGCGGAAGTTCATCTGTGCGTCGGGCAGCGAGTTGTAGAACGGAGTGTCGATCTGCTGAGAATCGCCGGTGACAAGATTGTCAAAGGAGACGCCCTTCTTGGCGACGAACTTGACACCGGAGCGACGCAGGAGCGTGGCGCGGATGTCGGAGTTCATGATCTGCAGGATTCCTTTTTCCAGGGCCATCTGGGCCTGGAGATAGGCTCCCTTGAACGCGGTGCGACTGGTCTTCACGCAGACGCGAGGACCGCGGCCACGGAGGGACTGCAGCTGATATTGGTATTCGGTCGAGCCGACTTCATCCGGGTCGGCGCCGACACCGCAGAGTTCGACGTCGTTGGTGAACGAGGGCTCTGAGAGCGATGCGTTCATCACGGCGCGTTCCTGCACGACTGAGCGGACGACATCCGAGACGTTCGGAATGGTTCCGCCCTTGAGGACGTTCATATACGGACTCTTGCGAGCCAGGACCTTTGCGATCTGGCCGACAATACGGTTGACGTCCTTGGCCGCGAAATTCTGTACGGCCGACAGATCAATACAATCATTAGGCATATTGCTTGTGCTTTCTAACTGAGGTTTAGGTTTGAATGGCAACGTGTCTTCAGACGCGTCGTCGTTCTCTCTGTCCTCGGCACGTTAGGACTGTGTGCGGCCTGTTTGCAGCGGCTGGACCGCGGCTCCCCGATCGCTTTCGGCGATCAATCGCAGGGGCAAGTTATCCTCGCTGCGGGAGAATAGAAAAGCTTTTTTTCTGCGAAGAAACCAGGCGCCGCCTCACCCAGTCGCGCGCGGTTGAGTCCTTCACGCCATGGAGCCACGCGCAGTCGTCCTTCAGGAGATGCTCAAAGACAAAGGGCTCGACGTTCCGGGCCTGGTAGAGATTTCTGATCTCTGGGATGTCCTCCCACCCGAGCTGATGAAACACGTTTGCCAGGTAGGTGTCCCAGGCGACTCTCGTGCTGCACCCCGCGAGGCGCGGGTCAAGCGTCACGGTCAGCGGATCAAACAGGGCATTGCCATTGATGTGCCCGACCCGGTGCTCGCCGTTTGGATGCCAGCATCCAGCCACCATGGACTCGGCCCGGTCCCACGCGGCAAGAAGTCTCTGCGGCCAGTCGCGGACAAGCGGGACCGCGTCGGCCTCGGTCGTCAGGACGCAGTCATAGTTCCACTCGCTTGACCGGTGCATCGCGGCCACGTGTTGCATCATGTCGCACCAGACGCCGTTGGGACCCGCCGGAAATCCGGTCTCATGGCGCCTCGACCGATACGGACGAACAACTGAAAAAGATTTGCCCAGCAGTTCCTCGAGCTCCCTCGGTCTCGGGCAGTCCCTGCGGTAGACGAGCATGGCGTCGACGTCCTGATACGGGGTTCCGTCGGTGATCTCGGCGTGGAGTCTTGCCACCTCGGTTGCCATGTCGACGTCGCCGTGCCAGACCTGAAGAATGTAGAGAAGGCGGCTCATTTCAGTGTCTCCTCGAGTTCGGCCCTTGCCGCATCGATTCCTCCCCAGCTCCAGAACTGGCGGGCATGGACCCGCCCCTGCTCCGGAAGACGCCAGACAAACTGGCCGTAAAAATACTTCCATGCGACGGCTCCGAGCACGTTGAATTCGCTGAAACTCCGGCGGGGACGAGAGATGACATACTCCTCGAATGGCATCCCGTGGATCTGCTCGATCAGCCGGCGCGTCTCGCCGTAGAGCCACCTGGGATACATGAAGGGATGACGGCGCATGAATTCATGTTCTGGGGCCCATCCAAGAATCTCGGCCACGACCGGCTGCCACGGGCTGCCCGTCTTTTCATAGGACTCGTGACACAGGACGACCCGGCCGTCTTCCATGAAATCACCTGGCGACGTCTCTCTGGTCAGCATGACGTCTGAATCCATGTGCATGACCAGATCGGCATCCGTGAACGTGTCGGCCAGCATCTTGGTGATCTGTTGCCCGAGATAGTCGTCCTGATAGCGGGGACATTCATGGATGATCTCCTCGGTCAGGTGTCGGAGAGGACCTGAGTCTCCCTCTGGCACCACGATGTGCACCTTTCGAAATCCCCTGGCGTGACGTCTGATCTGGTCGAGGCAGTGCCACAGCCAGCAGAAGTCGCCAGGATAGGTCCTGATCAGGATGTCGGCGACGGGATGCATAGGATGTCATACTGGAGGCCTCGCTCGGGCGGAAACGACCTCGTCGTGTAGCCGAGAGACCCGATGAACTCAAGAAGCTGGTCTGGCGTGGTGCCGCGCCTCTCGAGAGCGTGCTTGTTGACCTCGATCCACATGGACGGGCGGCATCGGCGAATCGTGTCGACGGCGCCATGAAGTGCCTCGAGCTCGCATCCCTCGATGTCGAGCTTGATGAAGTCGCATCTCTCGAGGTTGATCGCGTCGAGCGGGATCAGGTGGATCTCTCCCGGGGTCTCAACGACGTGCCCGGCTCCGGCATTGAGGGCCTGGGCATAGCCGATCAGCCGCTCCTGGTCAGAGAGGCCTCCCTTCACGAGGATCGCCTCTGGACAGTTGTGCTCGAGACACTCGAGGGCCTCAGGATTGATCTCGAAGGCCACGACATGCCCGTCTGGGCCGACCCGGTCGAGATAGGCTCTCGTGTGGTCTCCGATAAAGGCTCCGGCGTCGACGACCCAGTCTCCTGGCCTGATGTGCTCGAGGATGACCGGAAGAGCATACTGGTCGTGGTCGAGACGACCTGCCTGCTCGACCCACGCCGAGATGTGGGTGTCGTGCTCGATGACAGCGATGTTGTTTGGCAGAATCTTCATAGGACCTCGTCAAGGGCTGAAGTGTGCATGCCATAGACCCCATGACCGACATGGAGTGCGTGAAGCATCGTGTCGACATGCGGCTGGAATCCGCATTCTTTTGCCCTGGCACAGAAGGCGATGTCCTCTCCTCGGCCATCATTCTCTGGCTGGAAGAAGTTGAACGGCATCTCGGGGTTGGTCGGATTGAGCTCTGGAAACTTGGTCTGCATCGTCTCGAACACCCGACGGTGGATGAGCAGACATCCGGTCCCGATCCAGTCGCAGGGCATTGTGCCATCGTGGAACGAGGCCGCCCTCGCCCGGTAGGTCTGGTCGAGCGCCAGACTGTTGACGGCGCGTCCCCGGGGATGCCTGGTGAAGTAGGTGGCTCCAACGATGTCGGCACCATGGCCCATGAGTCGGTGCGCGACGTGGAGCGCCGTGGGAGCCGTGGGATACGAGTCTGGCAGTCGGCACATAGCCCGAAGAAAATCTGGGCGTCCGATCGGAGGAATCATGTCGTCGTCGAGAAACAGGAGCCACTGGGCCTGGGTCGCAAGAAACTTCATGGCAAGCTCGTTGCGGGCGTGGTAGATCATCGCGTCGCCGACCTGCATGTCGAACCTGACCTTCTCCTTGCCGAGATCGAGCGCGATCGCGAGAAGACACCAGGCCGTGGCCGGGTTGGTCTGCTTGTAGCACGGAAAGCCGACAAACAGATCCCGGCCCAGCCACTCGGCCTCCTGCTTCCAGCCCAGCGGGGCCTGGGTCTGGATGACGGTCGTGGGCCCGAGATCGAGATCGTCGGGGTCGATCCCGTCGATTCGTCCGGTGTGGCTCATGACATGGCAGACTCGGCGGCCATGAGGCCGACCTCGATGGCATCCTCGTCAGAGAGCTTGTTGGGATCGGCCGACTCGGTGGCGGGCTTGCGTCCGCCCTGGCGGGCAGATGGTGCCTTGCCGGCCGCTCGGACTGCCTCAAGAGCCTTTTCTGCCTTCTCGGCGCGCTCGTTGGCGGCCTGAAGACGAGACCCGAGATCAGTGACTGACTCGGCGAGCTTGACGCTCGCGACGGCGGCTGCCGCGACCTCGGCGCGCGCCTGCGGAGTCTGCGGATACAGGGCTTCGCGGAAACGCGTCTCGAGTTCCTCGACCGTCTTGTTGTGCTCGGTGATCCTCTTTGCCTCGTCTGGCTTGGCGCCAGGAGGAATTTCCTGATACCGCGCCCACGGAACCTTTTCAGTCATCTGGTCGACGTGCGTGAAGATCTGCTGCTCGGCCTGATACTGCTGCTGCTCCTGTTGCTGCTGCAGATACTGGCCGTAGGCCTCGCGGTCTGCCTGAAATTTCTCGATCGTCTTGGAACGGTTCTCTGACAGGTCGGCACGCTCGGCCAGACGCTTGCGGATGCGCTCCTGATCGACAAACGAGAGCTTGTCGAGGACAGAATCCTCCCACCACTTGGGAGAAACCCTGTCGAGGCCGAGCTGTCTGAGCTGCTTCTCGGTGTCCTCTGGCAGGCCGTTCTTGCGCAGGATGGCGAGAACGTCGTTGTCGATGTTGCCGATCTGCTCGTCAAACTGCCTCTTGAACTCGGGGTCGTTCTCGGTGTCCCAGAGTTTTCGCATGAGGCGGAGTTCTGTGAGTTCGTTGAGCACCTCGTCGGGGACCTGTGCCTGGTTCTTCTGGACCTCGGCGAGCTGCTGCTCCATCTCCGCGGCACGGGATGCCTGCGCCTTGAAATGACGCGCGACGTCTCGCAGCTTGTCGAAGTTGACAAGATTGCGGGGGCTGATGTCTGCCGGCGGCTGAATCGCGTCGAGATCGATCTGCTCGAGTTCTCTCGCGACGTCCTCCGGAGACGGCTCTGGGGCCTTTTCTTCGGCTGGCTTTTCGTCGGCAGGTTTTTCATCGACGGGCGGCTCGTCGGCGGGCGGCTGATCTGCCGGTTTCTCATCGGACAGAGGGGCCGCCGAGGTCTCGGGCATCTCTTCTCCCGGATCAAGAATTCCGGCCGCTCGCATCGCCTCGTCGAGGCTGTTCATGTTGTCCTGTGTGGGTGGTTCGACATGCCCGAGGTCAAGTTCCTGGGGCACGCCCTCGCTGGTCACTGGTTTTTCTGCTGACATAATCTTTATTTCTTTTTGGCCGTCCTGGCCGAGTCACGAAAATCCTTGGCAGAGGGAGCCTTTTTTGATCCCGGCTTTCTCATCCGCTCGCCAGAACCCGCCTTGATCCGGCGGCGCTTGGCGTGAATGTTTGCGTAGAGGCCTGCGGCGGCGCTCTTTACCTTGTCGGCACCTTTCATGTCATGTCTCGGTATTCGGGGTTGACCTGCTCGCGGCGCTGAACGTCGGCGAGCGCAAAGAAATTTCTCTCGTAGTCGTCCCAGCCGGCACGCATCGCGGCCACTCGGGCGACGGCCTCGGCGTCATTCTTGAGAACTGTCTCGGCATCAACGACGGCCGGACACATGTCTCGCATCACCTCGGCAATTCGTTCACGCGGGACACGGCGGAAGAATTCACGCAGGGACGTCGAGTCCTCTGAAGACCATGGAACGGGGCTCATTCAGTTCATCCTCCTGCGGGCGGGGTGGGACGCGCGGGCGACGCGACAGAAGCGACGGCAGACTGAATTCCTCCGGCCACGCCGGAGGGCGTGGTCTCCGCGGGCGCGGCAGAAGACGGAGAGACGGAGGTCACCGGGGCCGCACCCGGAGAGGTCGCGGGCGCGACGGCCGCGGCGGCACGCCCCTCGGTCGTGGGACCCTGGATCAGGGCACGCGCCTCCTCGAGAATTCCAGTGATCTCTGAGAGCATGGCGGGCTTGATTCCCTTCTGGAGGGCAGACTGGACGTGCTGGTCGGCGTGCTGCAGGGCGACCTCGAGCATCTGGGCGCTGGAGTCGAGCGGCATCTCAGAAGACAGGAGCGGGGCGAGCCGGCTCAGCATCGTGTTGAGATGGACCATGTCGTCGTCGGTGGTGTCGACTGGCACGGGAGTCCCGTTGAGAAGAGTGGTCAGCTCGATGAGCTGCTGGCGGTGCTGCTTGAGGGCAGAAAGGGGACTGAGATCCACGTTGAGCAGGCGCTCGGCGGCCGCTCCTCCGAGCTTGGAGGCGATGTCACGGCGCTTGAGCTCGACCGTGTCGATGGTCGGGTCTGCGGAATAGCGGCTCACGATCATCTCGAGGACACCGGACTGAGACGCGATGGCATCCTCGACGCTCGCGCGGCTCGACGAGTTGGCAAGAATCGCGATCTGCGAGACGGTCATTCCCTTTTCCAGCATCTCGAGGACTGCCTCGACGGCATCGGTGTCGAGCGACCGTGGAATCTCAACAAAGAAATACATGGCAGACTCTCCGACGGACTCAAGAGACGTCCAGGTCTCGATGTCAAAGATCGGGGTCAGACCGGTCTGTCTTGACTCGATCATGACCTGGTTTGAAAACTGAAGAATGTCGGCACGGCAGATGCGGC